CGTAGGGTTTCTTATCGCACTTCTGTTCCTATAAAAAAAGGGGTGTTACCACCCCTTGCTAATTCGTGTATCAAAGTAATATTGTTTACACTCCTTAACAGTTTTAGAAGTTCCTTCCTTAACTTCCTTATCACATAAATCATTTAATTTCATCGAACCGTCTACGGCACCAATGGTGCCCATGACAACGATAACCCAAAAAACTATAGTCATACATTACTCCTTGTTATAAACAAAAAAAGGGAACCCCGAAGGGTTCCCATAAAGAAGGTATGGTTTGCCCATACTCTTATTTTCTCCTGTAGTTAGTCGTACTTAGTCTGCCTGTGCCATCTGTGCAAAGTATGACAATGTGTCATCCTCTTCAGCAGTTGCCGATGCAGTTTCGGGTGCAGAAACAATCTCTGGTTCTGGGGCAGATCTTCCGACCTGTTGTTCCGCAGTCTCAGTGAGTGCTTCATTCTTTTGAGTCACGTTTGCACCTACAGCAGTACCAAGTACTAACTCCAGACGTGATTCGAGATCTTGATAAGACTTGAAGTTCTCTGGATCAACAAACTCACCTAAGTCAAATTGTTGATTGTAAGTTGCTTCGAGTTTAGTCTCATCCGCATCAAATAATGCAGAAGTAGATTTAAACTCTGACTTATCATAGTTACGATACCCTGCAACGTTTCTGATCTTCAGTTCGAAGTCAGCACCCGACCAGAAGTCGAATGGGTTAACAGGTTCTTCGCCAGGGAATTGAGGTTGCATCAAATCCATTACTTTATCAAAGATCTTCTTACCATATTCATAGTAAAATACTTTACCATTATTAACAGGGTTAGATGGATCATTAACAACCAAGATGTTAGAGACATAGTGCAATCTACGTTTCTGCCTACGGGCAGTCTCTTTGTCATCTTCGATACCCGAATTCCATAGGCGTGAATTCAGTTCGGATACAGGATCCTTAGAACCAAGGGTAGTCAACGATTTCTCGATGTACCATTGACCCGCAGGGCCTTTAAATCCGTGATCCCAATAACGTACCCAAGGCATATCTTGACCTTCCATAGCAGGAAGGAAACGAATGACTGCGTAACCGTTTCCGTTATCATCAACGGTTGGTTTCCACTGACGTTCGTCTGTGTATTTATTGGTTTTTTTAGTAGAACCCGATGCTTCTTGAGCAGCGGTTACTAACTTTGAAATGTCGCTGGTGCGACTCTTTAGGTTTGCAAAAGACATATATTTTCTCCAGTATGTGCATTGTGTGCAGTTTATATTACAATTGTTTTCAGTGTATTTTCACTTCAACATAATCAGTATAACCTATTTATACGCATAAGTCAAGCGTTTTCTAAACATTTAGAGTATTATTTTTCTCTAAAAAGTTTAAACTCATTGCCTCGAATTCCAGATGTTCGATAATACTTTTCTCAAGATACTTTTTTATGTCCTCAATTTCCATATTGTTTTTTTCGCACATGTGGACTATCGAGTCCATATAGTTAAGACCAGAGGTCTTGACCGTTTTCTCCACCATCTTCGAGAACTTCTTCTTGTTCATGAATGGTGTTTCTTCCGCCTTTTGGTTTTCGGTAGTGGTCGGTACCGTAAATTCTATCGTCAACTTCCTTCATCTCCTCGGTGTATTCACCTACATCTTTATAAAAATGACCGATAGTTCTCTTGGGTCTACCACTTGGATAGTATGCCATAGCATACACTACTGTACGCATTTTACCTTCCATGTGTCTACCATACCTATGGTCATGCCATTCTCCAGAGGTTAAGTATCTCTTCAGATTACCTAAGTAAACTTGAAGTGTCTGATACTGTTGCCTCTCGGACGAGACTTTAGAATCACGTAATGCTTTCTTGGCACTCAGTTCTCCAGTTATCTCTTTTACCCATACACGGACTTTCTTCCAATGTATAGGACTGTCTTCTGGATATAACTCCAGATCAAGTAACGATGGGTGCACAGATTTAGATCCGTCATGTCCTCTTGCCTCACGTGCTTTCGCAAGACGTTCGGATGCCGCTTTCTTCTGTGCATCTGTCATAGTACGTTTTTTCTTCGTACCACCTTTAGTTACTTTATACCCCACGACTATACTCAACTAAGTTCTCAGTTCTGAATGATCTCCAGTCCTGTACTTCGGTATCAAATAGCACAACAAGGTTCTCAGTTTCCTTACGTTCCTTGCCTTCCTGTGGGTGCTTCTCTGCGGGAATAAGATCCCTATTCAAAGTGCCGATCATATTGCGTAAGTCACCATTCACCTTCTTAAACTGTAGGTGTACGATACCTTGACGCAACTCATCAACTATTCCTTGCTTCTTCGATTCTATCTGCTTCGGTGTCATCATCTTCTACTAACTCCCCTTCTTCACTGTTTGCATTCTTTGCTTCTTCATGTAGGTTCTTAACCCACTCATCACTTTGCATAAAAAAGATAATCATCTTTTCGGTTGCTAAGATAATCTCTTCGATTTGCTTCAACTCATCCTCTTCAGCTTTATCTTTCATGCGTTCCTGCACGTAGACAATGTTGTTGATGTAAGTCTCCTTCAGTACTTCTACTGCACCTTCGACTGCTGTGTCGAATTCTTCTTTACTACTGTATCCCATAGTGGGTCATCTCCTATCATTTTATTTAATTCACGTTGAAACAATGCGTCTTGTGCTCTCGCACGTTTCTTCATATTCAACTTCTCTTGAGCACTTCTTAATTTAAGATATCTCATTGTTGTACCCATTATAACAAACTCCTTACTGTTTGTCAAGCGTTAATTATAACACGGCATTCTTTCATTCTACGAATACTACTTAGTACTCCGTATAAATCGTCTTCCGAAGACTGACTGAAAGATAACCATATGATTAGCACTAAACGTGCTATATTCAGTCTCACTCAGAAAACCAAAAAGGTTCTTCACGTTTGCTCCACTTAGCAAAGTATTTTTTCTCGTTACGATAGTAGTTACGGTAACCATCTACTACATCATCACGTTTACAGTAATCTGGCATACACTGTGGTATCTCAGTCATCTTTGGTACTTGATCAGCATTACGTGGTGTAAACCACAATAACCCAGACAGTTTGTCATAGGTTGCATGGACACGTCCGTAACGATACTCGTATTCTTTGGCAGTTGCTTGAAAGTGCTTGTACATCCAACGGTAGTTCTCTGCATTCTCACGAACCCAGATATTAGATGGATGGTTGACGTGGGATGCTTTGTACAAGAGACTCTGACGTGCATCCTCTTTCAGTTTCCAACGTTTGATCTTGGCACCAGACTTAGTCTTGTCGTACCACATCTCACCGTCTAATACACGATGGGCAGTAGACAACAACTGTCCGTATTCTGTAACCATTTTAACCACGTGTTTATCGCACATCATCTGTGCAGATATAACAGGGTCTTTATCTAATGCGAATATGTTCATCACTATCTCCATAATATTGCTTGGGGTTCTTCTTCTCTTCTTTCTTGCGATCAATGAAGACCTTGCCCTTGTTAAAGGTACGCAAGTGTTTTGCGACAGGATTACTCGTCTTGGTCTTCTTCATCATTCAAACCTTTTATCTCAAACCACACAACCATGAGTATAACACCTAAGATACCCATTGTCAAGTCTATTAGCAAATTATTCGTCATCATAAGAATCACTGCTTCTCTTCTTTCCGTAATAAGTCTTACGCCAGATTCTATAGGCACTCTTTTCTTTACACACATAGACTTCTTTGAGTCCACCGTTGAAACCTATCTGAACCTTAGAGTCCATAGTAATAACCTTGTCCTCCAACATGATGTTAAGAATCAAGTCGTACTTGAGTCCCTCATCGGATTGCATAAGATCACTTACGAGATGTTTCTTCTTGGATCGATTGACTTCTTTGTCAACTATTGGAGTTTCACCTAAACCACATTCTGTCTTTAGGTTAGCAAGATCTAAACCATTCCATAGTGAGAATGAACCAGTGATGCCCGTAGTTGCTTGTGCTGTGTACTTATTAAACATAATATATTTCCTTTATCGTTTCAATTACAAGTGTAATTATACACGAAGGTGTGTATATAGTCAAGCGTTATTTGTAAATATTTTAATTTTCTTTAGAACCTTTTGGAATAACTGT